TTATAAAAATAATTAAAGATTTTTTGATTCTGGAACTAGTTTCAGAATACAATGAACGATTGTCGCGCGAAAAAGATCCTTGATTTTATCGTATTTATTGGGCTTTATCATAAATGGTCACGCGAAAATCACGCGAAAGGCAATAAAAAAGCCCTCCCGTTTTGGGAGGGTGTGTGTCTTATTATAGATTTTCCGGCCACGGATCATCTGTGATATAGGACATATCGGTAAATCGCAAGTCTCCGATATCACGATCTGCTGGGACTGGATCATCGAATTGTAAGCGTAGCTGGTTGCCGTCGCCCGGCCCACCTAAATAAAATGTTCCCAAACGTTTTCCCTTGTCATTTGTCATAATACCAAGTTTTGAGCTAGTGGCGCGAAAACCGACGGGTATACCACCGACGTTTAAGATCACCACGTTACGCTCACGGTCTGACCCTTGAGGAACGTAGCTGGGCGCACCTCGTCTTACAATTCCGAACCAGCCCCAAGAGAGACCGCCAAAACCAATTTCAACAGTCGAATTAGTGCGTCTAAATTCCACGTATGCGTTGGTTTGATTTGAGTTGATGTTTCTTGGTTTAAATTTGACATCACCAAACAAGACCGACCAAGCATTAGAGCCAGTTCCAGCGGTCTTTTTGATCCACTTCACCGCTCCGTTTTTAGCAGTCGTATCGGTATAAATTGTACCGATGTCAGCGTTAAGAGCGTACGGGAAGCCTTGGCCTTTTAGTTCGGTACTTGCACCGTTTCCAGATCCGACTGAACGTTTTAATTCTTCCAAGTCATTCTTGCTTGCAAGCTGACTTGTGTCAATCGTTGGTAATTTTGACCGTGTGACGAATGGGTCACCACCGTTTTGGAGTTTGGTGTCAATGAGAGCGTCAAGCCCAAGTTCTACGTGCTTATCCTTGATGTTGGTCGTCATTTGAGATTGTAACGTCGCATACGTTGGAAACAAACTGTATGCAGTATCAGCCGTCAAACTATTTCCCTGTAGATTTCCAATATCACGGCCGATCTGTTGAATCGTTTTTTTCAGTTTATCCATACTTCACCTCCTTAGAGGGTTTGTTTTGCGCTGTTATAAATTTGTACAAAGTCAGTATTTTCGAGATCAGTAAATTTCTGACCAAGCTCAGTCAATTTTTGGACGATCGCACTGTCTGAGCTTCCGCCAGCTTGGATTTTTTCTGCGATTTCTTTGAGCGTGTCGAGTTCTTCGGGGACGCCTTCGCCAAGGATTGCCGTTTTGACCCCTTGGATAGCAGTGTCTAACTGCTGCTGAGTGATTCCACCTTGCCCGACTTCGGATTTATCAGCCTTGTTAGCAAGCGTGGTTTTGATTTCCTTGACATCAGCACCGACAGCTTGTGCGAATTGGGTTAATTTTTCTGTGTTTAAAGTCATGTTTTTCTCCTTTAAATTTTAGCTAAATTGTATAGTGTGGTTAAGTCTGGCAGTTCTTCAGCTTGTGGTCCATTTGGATGTTCTGCAATGTACTTGTCGATTTCAGTCTTAACATCGTTTTTCACAAGTGATAGGACTTCTTCGCTTGTAAATTCGTCCGCGGATTGAACCACGTCAACTCGGACGCTCTGGTCACTCGGGAATACATATCCACCAGCTACCACCTCAACGAGATAGCTCTCGACGGGAAGGACTTTGGGAATCTTAAACAATACCTTTGACCCTTGGACCGTTGTCGAAAATGACGCTTTGCCCTTCTTGCTGGTAAAGTGGATTGTAGCTTCCTGCCCCTCAAGGTCGATCGGAGTCCATCTCTCATCGTATAATGCAAAACCAAAAAGGGAGGCCGAGTCGCCTTGTTTAACGACTCGACCACCCTCAAACTGCTTTAAGTTAGTACAGTTTGAGCGATTCATTCAATCACCCCTTTTACTCATAATAATTAACTAGATCGTCCTTATCCCAGCAAGATAACCAGATAGGACCGAATTGTCCGAACTCAAACAAACGCCAGTAATACCCGCCGTAATAACCGCCTTTACCAGTATCAGCGATATTGACTTCATCTAGTTCAAAGCTAAAGTACATACCCGCTTTAAAGTCTTGATCTGCGCCGTCTGGCAAGTTGTTTCCGTCCTTATCAACCCAGTTTACCATTGCTACCGGAATACCGTTCTCGGTCCAGTCAAACCCGATCGGACAAAGATAGTCGCATTTGATTTGCCAGATACCGTTAATGTATTTGACCTCGTTCGCTTGGTAAAAGGCCTTTTCTTTTGGTTGTACTGCCGTGTTAGCTTGGTTATTTGTCTGTGGTGCTGTGTTAGCGTACCGCCAAACTTCGATATAAGCTGGTTTATTCCAGCTATAGTAGTCATTCCAAGGGTAAGTATTGATAGCTTGTCCCGGTGCGCCTTGCGTTGAGTAGTCGCATGAAATGAAGTATGTATCGTCGATCATCGCTCCGACGTGGCCACCAGCACCACCAGAAGTTGACATATCAGCACCCCAGCTCATAAGAATAATATCGGCCGGTTGAGCGTCCCACGGTTGGTTACGACTGATACGATAAAAGCCGTTGTTTGCAAGCTGTTGTCCAAGAGTTACCGTTGACGGTAAGCCTTGAATCGGAATACCTGCTTCCTTTAAAACTTGCGACACGATACCCGAGCAGTCGCCCGTGCCATCTGCGCCGTTGCGAGATCCCAGCATTGAATAGGTAATCAGCCCGCGACGACTAATGAAGCCGTTTACGATAGATTGTTGTACACTCATTTTCTATCTCCTATTTTTTCCACTCTTCGTTAGCGCGTTTGACCGCTGCTTCGATAAAGGTATTTAATTCTTCATTCGTCAAGTGGATATTTTGGGATTCTAGGCCTTCGATCAAGCTGGTTTTAGCGTGCTCGAGTTTGTCTGCCCCATGAATATCCAACTTGTCCGCGACTTGCTCTGTAGCGTTGACTGCATTTTTAGCTAAGATCTCAACGATCTCGATCGCTTTCTTACCACCGCGCATGAGCAAGTATTTCTTGATTGCTTGAACCACGATACCAGTTAAAACAACTAAAATACTCATAGCTGATGAAGTAATAATGCTTGTAATTTGATCCATGTTATTTTTCCTCTTTAATTTCTAGCTCCAAAAAGCGCTCAAAGAGCACTTTAATAGCACCGTTACCGCCTAATTCGACGTAACTTTCATATAATTTTGACAACTCTTCTAGTTCATGCTGATTCGTTTGTCCGCGTTTGAGCGCGTTTTTCAAATTTTCCTGCAATCGAAAACGTTGAAGTCGTTGTAAGCCTTTCCCGATCATCGTTAAATTCCGCTGGTTATCTTTTCCGATCTCTTCCACGGTTCCTACTGACTTCTCGAGGGTATCTATCTTGTTAGATAGACCCTCAAGACGTTTGTCAGCTTCTTTCGAGGTTTTGGTACTCTTAAACGAGAAATAACTTGGAATAATCACAACTAAAACGGGAGTCAATTTATCAACTAGTGCCAATAGGTCCAATTTAACCACCCCCTATATAGCTACTAGCTTACTGGACGGGTTGAGTTTCAAGCTCTCCCGCTGGTTGAGGTGCTAAATCTGTATTTTCTTTCGGTTTAGTCCATTTCCAGACGGCAAGTTTTCCATTTTGCTCAAGGCTTGCAAGTTGGTCTAGGGTTTCACCATTGTAGGTAAAGTCACTATTGACTTGTACCATTACACGGTTACCCTCACCGTAGGCAGGACTATGCGTAGCATCTTCAATTGTAAAAATTTCTTGTGACTTGTAAGTTTTTCCAGACTGTCCAAGTTCAACCAATTCAAGCCCACGTTTAAATAACGTTGGATCAAGTGGATTGTCTGTATCAGTCACACGAGCGAGTACTGCCCAATCTGCTACTGCTTTAACTTCCGCAATTTTAACGTCTTTTTCGGCAAGTTTTTGCTCGTAGCTTTCTGCTTGGACGTGTAAGTCCTCTTGCAACTTCTTAACACCCTCTGCTGGGTTAAATTCAGTCGCAACTTGTCCAAGTACGGCTTGGATCAACGCGTCATCTGATTCGTTGGTACGGTCACCAATCAAGACACGGTCGAAGGCCGTATAAGGTGCGTCTTGTCGAATTGCTACGAATGTGCGGTTGCTGTCTTGTGCGTATTTATTTACTACTTTAAATGTCATATATTATCCTTTCTGAGCTACTTCATCAAATAGCTCTTTCAATGCTTCATCTGATTCTAGTACGTTATTAATTCGTGCTAGTTGTTGTTGTGCTTCTTCGTAGTACGCCTTATAATTCGCGCACTCAATAATTTTGTTCGCAAGTTGGACTGCGACATCGTTGATAATTTTGTCTGTTGTGTTCATGCTTTCCTTCTTCTTTAATTCTCTACAGCTCCTATTCCGCGATAGGCATAAAATATATCTTTACGGCCTAATGCATTTCCTAGATGGGCCATGCGTTGATTAAGCCATTTTAGATAATTGATAATGTTTTTATCGCGTTGAAATTGCCCTAATTCAGCCAAGGCGACTGCATTCCCAGCGAACTGTTCCAGTTTATTGATTAGATCCGTCATGTTGTGCATTTTAGTAGCTGCTGCAGGCTGGAAATTATAACCTGTATTACCTTTAAACTCGTGTTTTAAGGTAATGAAATCACCATAAACTTCGCTTTTATCATGTTTATCGTCTGAACGCCAGATTTTTATTCCAGAAAAACGTGCAGTTTTAGAAGAATCAATACCTACGTTATGTGATGTCACGCCCAGGCCTGCATATACGCCATTCCATTCGTCATCCGCAAAGTGTAAAAACCCTGTGACACCATTTCGAACACGCTTGATTGCATTATTATCTCCCCAGAAAGAAACTGTAGCATTTTGGTAATAATCTGTATTAGCATTTAATAAATCAATTCGCATTGCTCCGTTAATCGCTTCGATGTGTCCACCTCGAATTGTCATTCCTTGTAGAATTCCTGCATTGATATTTTGAGCGTCAACATTGATAACATTGATTTTACTGGCATCAATCGTGCCACCCGTGATTTTATCAGCGTTGAGGTTAGCGATCATACCGTCCTTAATTACTGCATTATCAATCTTGGTCTGGCCTGTAATATGAGTTAACCGTCCATCAAATCGGTTCGTGCCGTCTGCCAGTACGTTGATTGAGTTGAGTACATCACCATTGCTGTTGAGGTTTCGTACAGCCCACGACCCAGCAAGTTGGGTCATTTGCGTCCGCGTAGCTTCAACTGATTTGTACGCGTCGTCGAATTGACTTGGTTTGTACGGCCCCGTTCTTGATCCGCGGACCAAAATAGGCTCCTTAAATTCTACCCAGCCGTTTTTAACAAGATAAACATAAAACGGATAACTACTATCTTCACCGAATTCGAAATCGTCGTTAATTGTGAACGTTTGCTGGTATTCTTGCCATTCATTCAGTGGGGGCCTATTATCTCCGATGGTTCTTGCCGAAAGGATTTTGTTTGTTCTATGATTTTTTATGTTAAAGGCGAAGCCTTCGTCTGGGTAATATCTAAAACGATATTTAAAACCTAAAGTATAGGTTTCACCACGATAGACTTTTTTTACATAAATCGGAAGTGAGAATCCGGTATAATTTTGACTTGTGAGACCGTAAGCATAAATCGAAAACGTTCTGTCTTCCAGTGATACCCTAACTTTTGGGTTGTTTGTTTGTACGAGTGTGTTTTTATCCATCGTCATAGAATTAACGATCAAATTATTGTCATCCGTAACATACTTCCCGACCTCTGTTTGAAAGATCTCACTAGACATGACAAGCCGTGAGAGTTGGTCTGGTGCGCCTGTTTCGGACGTACCAAGGATACGCTCGTATAGCTTGTTAGATTCGGTCAGCTTGTTAAATTCTACGGTTTGAGTTTTGATTTTTTGGTTAATACCAGCAAGAATTGGACCGATATCTTTTTGTTCAACAAACTCGTCTTTGACATTTTGCAAGATTTTATTATAGATAACCCCGCTATCTGTCTGATTCAGCGTTTCCGTGACTTTCTGTGATAAGTCTTTACTTGATAAAATCTGCTGTTTGATCTGATCTGATAACTTACTAGTGTCTGGAAGCGTACCGGCTTTCTTTAGGGCTTCTTCTGCCTTTGCGTTCGCTTGTGCGATTGATTGGGTTGTTGAGGCTTGAGCGTCCGAGATTTGTTTATCAACCTCTTTCTTGACCCTGTCAATATCCTCTGTGTCGATCCGTTTCTCCCACTGCGAACCATTCCAGACGTACATACGGTCATATAGACCGTTCTTTTCAAACCAGATGTCACCTACCTTGTGCTCTTTATTGTCTGGGCGATTGTACCAAACTTTGTTACCTTGAGCATTTAATAGATAGTCCGGTAGGGTATTTACTAGACGTTGTTGATTGTTGGCCAGGTCGTCAATCTTACCGGATAGGTTGCTGGTCATTGATGATTTAAAGCCATCACCGATAACTCCGACCTCGACACTGTCATTCTGCTCTAGCAATACATCATAGACAATAGTTGTCAGTTTGGCATCTTCACTAGTAAGCCCGATCTGAGGATAATAGACGGGGACGATGTCGCAAAGTTCAGCTTCTTCTAAAATCTGAGTTAGTTTATAATCAAGTGTTTTTGATAAGTCTACATACTCGATTTTAGTATTGATTTTGGGGAGTCCTAGACGGTTATTAATTGCGTATTCTTTGGCAAGTCTGCGTAACTTGTCAATCGTTGGGACTTCCTTGTCTTTAAAGTTAGACGAGAAGTCAACGATCAAAACCCGTCGCTCATTGTATAAGCCGATATAAGGACCGTCTACATAATTCTCAGGTAGCTCAACTGTGATTTGTTGGCTAGTTGATCCACCGTCCCCATTTCCTTGATTTTCCGGGGTGTAGGTAGCGTAAGGATAGACGCTGGTATAAGCACCCTCAATATCTTGGTCATCTTCTGCTCGCAGGATATTGCGACCATATTCCAGGACAGTAGGGCTTTTACGTCCTAGCTGTTTATGCAGTCTGATAACGGTATTATCAAACTCGTATTCACCGCCCCAAACATCAAGGATTGAGCCTTTGACACCGCCCAGGGCATCACGCGCCGTCTTAAAGTCTGCGATATTCCAGCTAGTCTTTGAGGTTAGATCAATATCGGACCATGTATCAAAGCGAATACCGCCCAGGGCATTTAAAGCCCAGATAGCCAAAGCTGCCTGAGCTGTCCCTGTTGCGTTGGTATTATTTCTAATAGCCATCTTTTCGGTCAAGTGACTGATATGTTTGGCATAGATCTTTAAGATACCTGTGCTGTCTTTGGAGATACGCGAGATAAAAAAAGTCTGATTTTTGGTTCTTAAACCAGCATCAGACTTGATCCGCATATCATTTTTAAATGTACCGGCAAGTGGTCCACTAGCCGGGTACTCGATGTAAAGAGTATAGTTCCCGTTACGTTCCCTTGTGACTTGCGCCTTTGTAGCGTCAATTTCTCCCAAACCGTATGTTTCAAACGCTGTTTCATTCGCGTTGTATAGTATAGGCCTCATAGCTTAACCCCCCAGTTTGGTGTCATGGTAACAGTAAAATTCCCGTCCCAGCTTATCAGATTTCTGCCAGCGTCCAAGTAAGGCATCTGGAATTGAGGAGATCGAACAACCTTATCCCATGCTTGCAAGTTGCCAGAGAATACCTGGTTTGCTTGCATATCCAGCGTGATCTTATTTTGTACGGCCTTTAACTTAGTCTTGCGTCCGTTGATTGTAAGCGTACAGTCACCAGATCCCACTAGAGTGATGATTGGTTTTGCGTTGACGTTGCCGATGCCGTTGACTGTAGCACCGTTCGAAAGTGTTTGGCTTGTGCGCCCTTGCTTATAAAATTTGACTGGATAGGTCAAAAAGTTCAGCTTGACTTTGCCAAACTGGCGCATAAGGCTAGACACTTCGAAGGTCTCAATAAATGCTGACCGGTAGATAAAATCCGGGTCCCAGGATAGAGTTAAATCTCTGTAGCCGTCTACATTTAGCCAGTTACTGATTTCACTTTCTGCATCTGTGAGTTTGCGATTAGAAAGGACGGTACAAGGCAACTCGATAGTAACCGATTTAAGACGGTTCTTTGAGATCAATAGATCACCATCGCGACCAGGGACCGCTACTGTTTCCACGTCGCTACCAGTCGAACTGATAATATAGTCACTGGTCACTCGTAGACCGTGAGTAGTGCTTGATACTCCGTTAAATGTAAAACTTCCCATTATGCCATTCTACCTCCTTCCAAATTCGTATAGTATGCAAGCTCACGCAAGAGCCTGCGCATATTTTCCGGACTAAAGAAATTATCGTTAGCTGTGCCGTTTGCGTTGAGTGTGTAGTTGTTGGTTACGTTTGAGCTTGAGCTTCCACCGCCTGCATAGCCAAAGCGCGTAGCTAGTGTATCAGTCAGACCACTTACAAGATCACCGCGTCCTGGTAAGTTGAAGCCGAAGCCGTCCGTGTATTTCTTGCCGGATTCGACTGTCTTGTTCGCAAGGTCAGTCATTGAGTCGTCTACATAGTAGCCGTATTTTTCAATACCTACTGCCATACCTTCTGGGATAGCGCGACCTACTTGATCTCTAAACACCTTGGACGGCGAGTTAATAGCCAAAGTAGACCGGGCTGCTGCAACTGCGCTACTTGCGATGCTGGCTGCTGCAGATGCAACCGCTCCGGCCATAGCGTAGATACCACTCATCATACCCTCACCGATAGACATACCGGCATTATATCCACCGTTAAAACCGCCGGCCATTCCGTTGTGTGCCGATGCCTTGAGGTTGCTAGACGCGTTAAATACTGCTCCGTTGTGACTCGCTACACCGCTAGTAACACCAGACCCAAATTGTGATCCGGCATTTCTACCGTCATGTCCTAGCGATCTAACAGATGCATTAATCATCATCTTCATCGCATTAGACGCACCAGTAGCAATACCTTGTGATGAATTAATACCACCACCGATGCCAGTACCGAATTGCGAACCGTACTGTTGCCCGTTCATGGACATCGCCAAAAACTGAGCAGAAATAGCAAGATTCATCGCTGATGCTGCACCAACTGCTACCTGTTGGCCTACACCGATACCAAGTGCGATACCAGAGCCAAATTCAGAACCTTTAACCTGTCCATCGCTGGCCATGCCTGCCATAGTTGCGGTAGCGTTTGATTTTAGGGTGTTAGCTGCTCCTTGCACGACATCGGACCGACTTAATACACCATCTCCGACACCCGCGCCGAGTTCAGCACCTTTTGCTTG